CGCCGCTCGCCTCGAAGGCCAGGGTCCCGCTCCACGTACCCGTCACATGCAGCCCGAGGCCGCCGTGCCCATGGGTGTTCGCGATCGCGACCGTCTGTGCGGCGGCGGTGATCGTCCCCGTCATCGCGTCCACTACCAGCGGGTCGCTCACACTCACCACCTCCTTCGTCTCCGAACGGACCTGCCGCGCCCACTCGTCGAGGTCGAGGAGCGCGGTTCGTAGGGCCGGGTCCTTCAAGGCCCCGATCCCGATCACGCCTCGAAAGGGCCGCCAGGGCATCTTAGGTCATTGCCTCCGCGCAGAAGACCGCAAACTCGCCGGTGCCGGAATAGTTCGTTGCGACCCCGACCGTATAGAGCGTCAGATAGCCCATGTTTGCGGTCGAGGAACCCGCCCCCGCCCCCGTCGCCGTGCCCGAGACATTCGCCCCGAGCTTGTGGAACCATCCGCCGGCACTCCCACTCATCAACTGGGCTGCCGCCGTGATGTCCATCGGCACGAGCGAGAGCACCCGGGTCACCGAAGTGATCCGGTTCGAGGCGACCCGGGTCTCGGTCGTTGAGACCGAGCGGGTCCGGCCAACGATCCAGAACCCTCCATACTGGTTCGCCCCGTAGTCCGAGTTCGTCTGCATCGGGTAGGCATGGAACCCACCACCCCCGCCAAGTCCGGCTCCGGCCGAGGAAGCGATCCGGCTTTGGCGGAAGACGTTGTGCTTGCCGCGATCGAAGAAGAGTGCGGTTGCCTCCCCGCTTGAGATGATGTCATCGACGATGATCTGCTTCGTCCCTCCCTCGAGCCCGACTGCGTGGCTCATCAGCGCGCCACCTGAGTCATCGGTGACAATCGGGCGGATGATCTGGCCGAAGCGGCAGCGGGTCACGTCCGAGTTGTCGTCCAGGTTGTTCGAGACGATCGCTCCCTGGCAGTAGATCCCATAGCCCGCGGCGGCGTTACAGTTGTTGTAGAGGACCGGAGTGACGACCTGGAAGTAACTCACTCGACCGAGGATCTGGATCCCCGTCGCTCGGTTCCTCGCAATGATCGGGCTCGCGATGACGACGTTTCTGATCCGCGGGCCGTTCCCCGGGTTTGTCGTCTCGCTTGCGTTGAGGCGGATCCCGGACATGCCGTTATCGGAGTAGTGCCCGCCGTTGAGGTCAACCTCTGAGACCGTCGTACCATTCGACAGCAGGCATTCGATGAGAAGCCCGTCGTAGGCCGTGCCGCCGTTGGCGATCACCGAGCACTCGTCGAGCTTGATCCGTTTCACGGTCGCGACCGTCGCGGTGCCGATCAGCGCGATCCCTTCCCGGGGGTTATTCCGTGCCTGGCACTTGGAGAGCGTGAGATCATCGAACGGCGGCTCGAAGCGGAAGCCGTTCTGCCGGGTGAAGGTGACGACACTGGTCCCGTTCGAGTCGGCGAGACAGTCATCGAAGGTCACCCGCGCCGGGAAGGCGACCGCATCGACCGAGAACCCGTGTCCATAGTTCGTCGTTGAATGCACTCGGCGGAAGGTCGTGTCGGTAGCGCCAGTCGCCCTCAACCCGTCACCCTTGACATTGATGATGAGCAAGTCCTCGAAGAGACAATCAGAGCAGGAGCTCTGAAGATCGAGGCCGTAATATGGGCCCGCCCCCGATTGGTTGCCGGCGTTGCCGCTAATGGTAAAGTTCCGAATGGTAAGCCGGGTACCGGCGAGATCGAACACATCGCAGTTGGCATTGGTAGCAAGGGTGACGACAATGCCACGATTTGCGCCTTCGATCACGAGGTCTGCCTTGTTGACATTGAGTACTGCCGAGGAGGTCACGTCATCATCGATGATGATCTTCGTCCCCGGGGTTGCAGCATCGATCGCCGCCTGGAACGTCGCATACTCGGAGACGTAGAAGATCGAGTCGTCGTGGTGGGCGCTCTCGTCCTGGATCGTGAAGGTGGTGAACTGTGGCTGGTTCGGATCAAGCGACTGCTGGATGAAGAGGTCGAAGGTACGATCCTGCGAGCGAACGTAGAACTGGAGGCGCGCGTCGGTGCCGAGGGTCACCGGCTGGGTGATGAGGGTCGTCCCGGCCGAGTCGGAGTAGATGTTTCGATTGTTCGTCGTGTCGGGCGCGTAGACGTTGATCCTCGCGCCGGCGGCCGCAACGAGGACCCCGGAGGTGTTAATGACGAGGATTGACTCTGTGTACTTGGCAAGCCTTGGCACTTCGTTACGCTCCCTTTCGCGAGAAGTGTTCTAGTCCGACAAAGTGGATCGGCGCAAAGCCTTGCACCCGGATCGCGATCCCGGGTGCCGTGACATGCTTCTCGATACGGCTCATGACCCCAGGCTCGAAGGCCCGCTGGAACCCGTTCGACTTCGGCGCGCCACCGATCGGGCGAGTCAGGAACCCGAGGATCTCGACCTGGCGATCGGGGATCGGCACCGAGCCCGATAGTACCCAAAAACGCTCGGCTACGACCTCACCATCCAGCCCCCCGAGATGGAGGAACCGGCTCTCAATCGCCACCCCGCAGGAGGAGATGAGCTCGGCCGAAGCGATGTCTGCCGGGCTGAGTTCTTGATGATCCTCGGTCCTGACCTGCCCGTCGTAGCCTCCCGTGTAGAGCCGCCCCGAGACCGGGTCATAGTCGGCACTCGCCGCCGAGAGCGAGACCGGCCCCGACATCTTCAAGTAGCGACCTTTCAAGTGCTCGGCTGAGTAGGAGAAGGTCAACGCCTTGAGCCTCGTCGTCGCGACCGTCTGCACCCCGCCGAGGATAACTGTCCTCGGGACATAGAACAGGAAGAGCGCCTGCAAGCTCTCGATGTTCAAGAGAATCGTTTGCGCGAGCGAGGATTCCTCCTGGCGGATAGTTGCCTGCCAGTCGAGATCGGTCGTCAGCGAATCGATCGTGAGGCCATCGGTCGAGTAGAGTCCGTCCCGGGAGACGAAAGCGAGCCGCGGGATGTCACCGATAAGTGAGTAGCCCGCGGTGGCGTTGGGCCCGACGATCCCGTGATCGCCTGAGATTAAGTCCTTGACCCGTGTGGCATCGAACTCGGCATCTCCGCTCCGCGGCAGAAAGTTCACCCGCCAAATCGCCCCCTTCTGGCCGACGACGAGCTTGTTCCCGAGAGCACGGATCAAGGTCACATCGTCTAGTCGCCGCGTGTCGAAGAGGATTGTGTAACGGGACGGGAAAGAGTGGATGAGCCCGGATTCCGAGTAGTGGATGATCGAGCGATCGGTCACGTCATTCGTGACGAGCGACTCCTCAAAAATGTCGGCAGTCGTGAACTTCCAGGTCGGAGGCGGGTCACGGTCGATCGCCGTGTCGATGCCGGCCGCGCTGATGATGACGACCGGATAGGGCACCGCCGAAGCGAAGCCGTAGTCCCAGCGCGTGACCTCGGCGGGTACGGCCGGGATCGGGATGTCGATGAGTGCAGTCGCGGTGTCCGCGTCCTCGACATCGTAGGTCGTGATTCGCACCCCATCGGGGAAGGGATTATAGATGTGAGTGTCCTGGGTCGAGGTCATGAGTGGCTGGATCTGGGCGGGTGAGCGGTAAATCCGCCAATGAGTTGCGTTCTGATTCACCTTGACTGGATAGTTGTTCGAGCCGTAGCGGATGGTGATGAGGTGGACTCGCCCTCCGACCGAGCCATAGACCGCGCGGCAGAGCGAGAACTCGCCGTAGCGGCCGATGTAACTCGATTCGATCGCGTTCACCGAATCGTACTCAGTGATCCAGTACCAGTGATAACCGGGCGGGTTCGGCCAGGTGACATTCACCGGAGGATTTGGACTCAAGGCGACCGTAAAATCCACGTTCGTGACGCCGGCGACGGGCTGGGGAGTTCCTGTCGAATCCTTGAGACCCGCAACGAGTGTCATACCAAGAGGGATACGGGTCAGATTCGGCGCCAGCACATGCTGCGAATCGACACCGTTCGCGAGCACGTAGCGGTTGCCGTACTGCACGGCCTCGATCCCGAGCCCGGGGGTCCGCTGGCTCACGTCCGGGAGGATCGTCCAAGTGCCATCGGTCTGCGGCCCATAGCGCCAGCGCCTACCCTCGCCGTCGGAGATCAAGGTCCGTGCGGCGGCGCCCTCGAAGATGAGCCGGCGGAGCCCCGTGATCGCGTAGGGAAGCCCCGTGTTCGGGTTCTTCTGCTGGAGCCCTTGCTTCAGGCGATAGCCGATCGGATGGAGGGCCTGCGAGTTCGGGCGATAGAGGGCTTCATCGGTGCGCTGGAGTTCGCCCTCTTGGAGGAGGCTCGGGTCCCGGCTTGTAACTAGTCCACGGTTAACCTGTTCTACGTGCAGCACCTACCATCCGTCAAGTGCGAGAAGCGCCGCGTAGGGGTGAGTCAAATCATAGGCGCCCACCCGGTCGCGCGCCGTCGAGAACCCAAGATCCCGGTCGGGGTGCTCCTGGTCATCGGACTTCATCTGCATGAGAAGCCGATCGGCCTTCCCCTGCCAATAGGCGATCCGATCCTCGTTCCCGCCGTGGTCGGAAAGCATCATCGCCTTCGCCTGGTAGATCGGCCAGTACTGGTAGCGCCGTGGGAGATCGAGGGTGTCGCCGTCATCATTGATGATCCCGAGTGGCCGGTAGTACTTGAGAATCAGCGTATCGGTCGAGGTCGGGGTCGGGATGAGCCGGATCGTCGTCTTCGAGTGCTGGGGGGTGGCTCCTGTCGCCACGGTCCCCGGAAACATCGTGAAGTGGGTCGGGGTGCCAGTAGTCACCACGGTGACGATTCGGTCATAGTCCCGCTGCTCGGCGTAGGCGAGCGGGCGCTGGTTCGTCCCGAGCCTGGCCGTGTAGGGCTTCTGGCAGTCGCTCGGGAGCTCGTAGTCGGCGGTCCCCGCGACGACCGCGATCGTGGCCGCGGTCTTCAAGAGGAACTCCCAGTGGTGGAGCGACAGCTCCTCAAGCGAGGCGAGGATCAAGTCACCCGCCTCATCGAGGAGCGTCTCATCGGTCACGTCGCCGATCGCCCGAGCGACGAGCTGCTTCGCGCGGAGGAAGGAAATCTGCCCGGAATCGATGAGTGGGGTGGTTACGGCGGCTGCTGAGCCGTCGACAACGATCGGCATCGGCTAAACCCTCCGAGAGTCGCCCTATCCTCTTACCCCGCTTAGTCCCTGTCAAGCGGTGAAGTACCAGATCCGGCCCTGGCCGACCCGCCCGAACTCGGAGCGGGGGAGCCTCCTGGCGAGCTGGTTCACGGGGGCGTCGTAGAGGGGCTCGGCCGGGGCGGCGATAGCCGCGTTCACGACCCGGCTCAGGAAGTAGTAGAGGTCCGAGTAGTAGGTGATTTCAAGCCGATGTCCTGGGAGCACCGAGGCCATGTCCTCGTCCCGGAGGTAGAGGTTGTGCGCCGGGGGCTCGATCGCCTCGAGCCCCACTGCGCGGCGGAGGGCGTTCAGGTTATCGAGGCCGTCCTGGGAGTTCTCGCAGAGGAGGATCCGGGGCGCGACCTTGGCGAGCCAGGCGATCGTCCGTGCCTGCTCCTCCCAGCTTGGGAGGTTCTGGAGCATGCGCTCGGTATAGGCGAGGTCGATCCTGGGGGGAAGACTGAGAAGCCAGCCACTCCCAAGGCCAGTCACAAACTCGACCGTACCTTCGAGCTTCGGCTCGGCCCGAAGCCTCTCCTGGGCGATCTCGATCATCTTTGGCGAGATGTCGTAGCCGATCACCCGCACCTGGAAGTCACGCGCGAGCGCGACCGCGGTCTCTCCCGTGCCACAGCCGAAGTCGAGGACAGTATCGATGTCGAGGGTGATGAAGGAGCGGATGGCCTCGATCTCAAGCGCCTTCGCGATCCGATCCCGGGTCCCCGCCTCCTCGCCAAGAGTCTCGGCCCGCTCATCCCAGAAGGCGCGGAGCGCTTCAGTTCCCATGGAGCCTCCGAGTCTCAGGGCAAGGGCTGTGGTGAAAGGCCCCGAGGATTGGATCGATTGCGTTGTAGATCTCTGAGAGATCCGCCACGTAATCCTCGAACGCTCTCGGCTCGAAGGCATGCTCGGCAGTATCCGGCCCTCCTTGTTGGTCCTTGAGCTTCAAGTGATGCTCGATGACCCGAGCCCCGAGGGCGATCGCGGCTGCGGCAGCGACCGAACTCGTGGTGTGGTCTGAGAATCCCACGCGATCAGTCCTCGTCTTGAGCAAAGCCAGGCGGGCGAGGCTCGCGTGGCACAGCTCGGTTGGGTATTCACTCACGCAGTGGAGCCAATGGGCCTTGGGATCCCGCGCGAGAAGCCCGTCAAGATCCTCATCCGCGACTTGGCCCAGAGAGACGATTCGAGGCTTGTCCGCGGTCGCCTCCCAGAGGGCGGGATCGAGAGCCTCGAAGCTGCCGATCTTCCACACCTTGACGTAGGGGCGGAGGACGTCGCAGGCCCAAGGGGCAAACGGCGTACAGAGGAAATCAATCCCGTAATCTGATGCTTGTTTCGCCAAGGCCACGACCCAGTCGGGCTTGAGTTCCCATCGCCTATAGCTCCTCGGGAACTCGCGCAGGATGTCCTCGGCGTGAAAGAGCTGGAACTTGACCGCGTCGGCACCACTAACCGCCGCCGCCTCGACCAGCGCCTTCGCGGTGTCGAGCTTCCCCATGTGGTTCGATCCGGCCTCGGCGATCAAGTAGAGGCTTGGGCAAAAATCCTCTCCCCCACTCGGATCACGTCCTCTAGCGGTGCATTCCATGGCAACTCCTCGTATATCGACCGCACGAACTCAAGGTCCTCCTCGGTATCGATCGAGTACTTGGCCTTGGCATCATAGGGGAAGTGCTCGACATGTGTCCTCCAAGTCGGGATGTCATAGAAGATCGTCGTCCCATCACGGCGGAAACTCACCATGGCGGCCGAGGCTTCTTTGAGCGCCTGTCGAGTCACGACTCGGACCTCGAACCCGCTGATCCCGATGATACCCAGGAAGTCGAGCCCCATCGCGCGGTGATCGGAGATCGCGTGGTCGATCGTCTGTGGGTCAATGAAGGGGCAGTCCCCGGTGATCTCGACCACAGTATCGAGGTTCAGGCGATCCGCTGCGCTAAGAAGCTCGGCCATCAAGTCGCCTCGCTCCCACCACCTCAGGCCCTGTACGTAGCGGATGTTCGATTGAGCGAGGAAAGAGGCTTGTGCCATATCTCCATGCGGTATAAGCACATGGGTCTCGACCGTGGTCCCTGATGCAAGGCCCACCCGCCGGTAGACTACATCAATGAGTGCCCCATGGCCTAGTGCCTCGAAGCACTTCCCAGGGAACCGGCTCGACCCGGTACGCGACTCAATCAGAACCCCAATCCGCTCTCCCATCGCTCCTCCAAGGGACTCGCTCGACGAGGTTCCCGCGGTATGGGTCCGGGTGGATCACGAAGTAGTGGCCGTGGGAGTCTGTCCGTCGGAGCTCGTCCTCGCCGATCAGAGTCTCGTGTTTCCTCTCGGTCCACCGGAGCCCGATCAGTTCGACCTCCGTGCCGTCAGGGATCAAGTCGCCCAGGCGCCGGGCGGGGAGACGGGGCACAAAGATCTCCCCGCCCTTCATCTCCTCGAGGACGAAGTCGATGAACTTGACCGCTGCCTCGAGCGTGATCCAGAAGCGCGTCGAGTCGGGATCGGTCACGGGAAGCACCTCTCCCGGCTCAAGTTCGCGGATCCTCGTCAGAAAGGAGCCTCGTGAGTGCTCCACGTTACCGTAGCGGACAGCCGAGATCGTGGTCTCAGACCAGCGGTTGGCCTGGACGGCGAGGTGCTCCCCGATGAGCTTCGTCCCGCCGTAGAGGGTCGTCGGCTCGACCCCCTTGTCGGTCGAGATGAAGAGCACGCGCTTCACCTTGGCAGCGATCGCCGCGTGGAAGACATTCGCCGTACCGACGATGTTCGTCTTGATGAACTCGTCGGGGTTGTAGCTGCCGTTCGGGATGATCTTGAGTGCGGCCGCGTGGATCACGGTCTCGATGCCTTGCATCGCGCGCGTGAGCTTCTCCGGATCCCGGACATCGCCGAGGACGAACTGGACTCCTGACTCAGGGGGCAGCGCCCGGCGCATCGCATCCTGCTTCTGCTCGTCCCGGCTCAAGATCCGGATCCGGCCCTCGTAGTCCGTATAGGTCAAGAAGGCGCGACCGAGGCTCCCGGTGCCGCCCGTCAGGAGGAGCATCTACCGAACCATGTTGGGCGGAGTAGGCAGATCTCCCGCATTCACAAGCAGCACCAGCCCAAAGTCGGTTTCGTAGGTAGTCACCGCGTCGAGGCCCTCGGGACCGTTCTTGCCCCACTTGGCGCCTTCTTGTCTAATCTGGGTGAGGTTTCCACCGAAGACGAAAACGACCTCGGCGAGGGTGTTGATCGCCTCCTCCGCAAGCCGTCGATAGTGAGCCATCGCTCGCTTGGTTAGGCGGCCTCGGTAGTAACTGCGCTTTAGGCTATGCATCGGACTCCTCCTTAGTGCCCCGAGCACACGCGGATGATCTCCTCGGCGATTGCTTGTGTTGCCTCCCCGGGGCCGTTGAACCAGAGCTTCCCGGCTTCACGCTCAAGCCGGAGTTCCTCCCCGAACTCCTCATCGGCGAGGGCTCGGAGGACAAGCGGCGCGATCTCCTCGGGCGCCCGCGCCGCACGGATCCCCTTCTTCTCCCAGGCCCAGGTATCGAGCTGGGGCCGGAAGTCGACGATGAGTGCTGGCCGATCCATGAGGACAGCCTCGGCCGCGGCGGACCCCTTCGGGCTCACGACACAGTCCGCGGCCGGGATTAACTCCGCAAGTCCATGCTCTGTCGTTACATAGGAGTCGTCGAGCCCGATCAGTTTCAGGTCCTCGCTGACCGCCTTCGGGTTCCACCCCATACCAGCACGGATCGTATAGACGAGCGTGAAGGGAATGGCCTTCCGGAGTGTCTTCATCGCTTGGAGGAACGAAACCTCCGCATCCCGGCAGACCGAGTCGAAGTCCGACCAGCGGCTCATCCCGTGGGTCCAGGTCGTCGTTCGGAGGACCAATGGGGGGTGGACCGGGAGCCCGCCGAGCGCTTCGCGACCTTCCTGGGGGGTCATCTTCTCAAGGAAGTCGTAGAAGGGGCGCCCGGTCTCGTAGAGCTCGCCCGTGTAGCCGTAGGCGCGGAGGAAGGCTGCTTCCTCCGGGCTTGAGAAGATGTGAGTCGAGGCGGGATCGGACTCGAAGTGCCCGTGGAGGTAGGTGGCGAAGCACCCGTGGTCGACCTCGAAGGCGGGGAGGCCGCGGTGCCGTGCTGCAAGCGCCAGCGCCCGGGTCGCCGGCTGGACCGAGTTCCACACGAGGACCCCGACCAGGTCCTCGAGTTCGAGGATCCCGTCGATCGTCTTCCCGACGACGGGCCACCACCCTTCGGCGACTTGGAAGGGGAGGCCCGGAAACTCGGGCGGCGGATCGGGGCGCCCGAGGCAGAGTTCCTGCTGGGTGAGGATCGTGAAGTGCGGGGCAAGAAGGGTCACGAGTGGCGCCAAGTCGTCCCGGAAGTTCAGGACGAGCGTCTTCAAAGGATGAGCCTTACCGTTTGCGAGTAGACGTCCCCGAGCCGAATCCCGCGGTACTCGACCGGGAGCGTCTTCACCCGCATCTGCTCCTCCCAGGCTTGGTGATCGGTCTCACAGCGCTTGCAGTCCTCATGCTCGAGGAAGGAACGGATGCAGCCATCGCAGATCCGCCGCTCAATGGGTAGGCGGTAATCCTGGCTCATATGAGTCTCATCCCGTAGGCGGTGCGGAGCGTGCCGCCGAACCCACGCTTGAAAATCGCCCTCGCTGGCGAGTTGCACCCGACGAGATCCGAGACATCGTGGCTCCGGATGAGACGCAGGAGGACGTTCGTCGGCCGGCCGACCGAGCCCAGGTAGTAGCCTCGCTCAGCACCATCCCGGCCCCAGACGACCGTGCCATCGCCGTCTGTCCACACCGAGACCGAATCCATCCCCGCGATCTTGGCCATCGTCGCCTCATACTCATCGGTCACCCACGGCTGGCTCTTCCAGCGCTGGAACCAGTCACCGGATTTCGTCTCCTCGACTGGCTTCTCAGTCACGTTCCGCTGGCAGCGAGGCTCGAGCTGAGTCGTCGCGGCCGTCATATACGTGTAGCGTATATCCGGCTGCCAGAGCACTTGTGCGTCGAACCATCGCCAAGTGAAGGGCCGGATGTCAATCAATGACGGGGGGTTCCAGACCGAGATCGGGCGGCCGCGCTTCTCGGCCCAGGCGATGAGGGCCTGGGCGACCTCGCGGTCCTCGCGCCGGCGAAGCAGCATCCCCTGGTAGGGCACGAATGGGAGCGGGGTGAGGGAGTGCGTGACGACGATGCCACCTTGTACCTCCGTGCCGTCATAGGCGAGCGCTGCTTCAACCGGATGGAGCGAGAGCCATTCAGGGAGGACATAGAGGGTCGCCTGATGGGAGTGGTCGACCAAGTAGCGCCATGGCTTCTCGGTCGGATTCGCTTGCTCGACTCGGATCACCGCGCTTCCTCGATCACCTGGCGATAGAACTGGATTAAGCCGGGGACGGTCCGCTCCGCCGACCGGAAATCCCGGACCCAGTCCTTCGCGTTCTCGGCAAGGCGCTTCCTGAGCGTCGCATCCTCGATGAGCTCGCCTAATCGCGCCTCGAACTCCTCCGGAGTCTTCCAGAGGAGCCCCGTCTTACGGTCCTCGATTTCAAGGTAGGGGCCAACGGCTTGCGCGAGGGTCGCGGCTGGGCGATGGACCGCCGAGCTCTCGTACCACTTGATCGCCGACTTGGCGCGGTTGAACTTGGTCTGGGCGAGGGGGCAGAGGTTCACGTCATGCCCGATCGTCGAGAGCTTCAAGATGTAGGCATCGTGCGGCATCCACGGGATCCACTCTCTGCGAGTCGCGGGGATGATGCCGTGGACCGACTGATACTGCATGCCCCAGAAGATGAAGCGCGCCTGCGGGTAGCGCTCGGAGACCCGCCCCAAGGCATCGCGGAGCGGGAACCAGTCCCGGTAGTGACTCCACCCGCCCTGCCAGAGGATCTTGACTTGCCTGGGGTTCGTCCGCAGCGAGATCCGGGGGTAGTCCTGGAAGCGGACCGAGTTCGGGAAGACGTAGACCCGCTTCGCCCCAAGCGCCCGGAAGCTCGTCGCTAGGTTCTCGTTCGTGACCGTACAGGCGTCCGCCATTCTCGCCGTTGCTCGGTAGAGGTGGAGCCGCTTCCAGTTGTCGACAATGTCGAACTTCTGCCCGCCCTGGTAGATCTTCCCATCGCACCACTTCTCGATCGCGTCCCCTGAGTCATCGAGCTGCATCATAATGCGGTCGCCACGGCCGAGCGGAGTACCATCGACGTGATGGGTGCCGAGGCTCACGAACTTGGGGTTCATCGGGTCGACGGTCGCCAAATCATCGTCCGAATCGAAGATCACGACGGGCGGGATCCCGACCTGTTTCCTGACCGGGTCCCAGATCTTCGGGAGTTTTTGCAGGAGCTTGATGCGTTTCAGAAGCATCTTCGACAGGATCAGGTAGTACATGTGGACGTCGCATTGGGGCGCATAGGCGACCCGCGCCTCGTCACACATGGTCTCCTGGTCATCGATCTCGTAGGTCCCGAGCCCCATCTCTTGGGCCGTCTTCCATGGGGTCAGGAGCCGGTAGTAGACGCAGGCCGAGTTGAGATTCTCCTGGATCGTATAGAGCTTGAGGGGTAGGGGCTGGCCGAGCGGGCGGAGGCGGAAGGGAGTGAGTTCCTGGGTTCGCGCGGACATCGGGGGTTCTTTGGCTCAGTGACCTCGGATGATGGTGCGCCCGACCCGGTACTCAGGGTGCTTCCGCATGAAGGCGTAGAAGGCTTTCCGCTCAAGGAAGATCTCGGGGTGCCGGTTCATCAGCACGGCCCACACCGAGAGCGGCATGTTGCCGATGTGCTGCATGCGGCCGCCTTGGGAAAGACCGATCGCCGTCGACCCCATCTTCGTCCGGGCGGCTTCAGCAATCGCCTTCCGGTAATCCTGAAGGGGATCGAAGTACCCGCGGGCGAAGCGCGGGATCCGGCGCGCAAGGTTCTCGGGCTCGATTGCGCGATCGACATCGGTCCGGAGCCCGTTCAAGTAGAACCCCATCAGTCTTCGATGACGACCTTGACCGTGATATTGAGCTCCTGTGGCACGGCGACGGCTGCGGGTGGCTTCGGTTTCCGCGCCTTCCGCTTTCGGCGCCGGAGGCCAGCGAAGCGGTCCATGTCTTCCGAGCGATCGGCGGGTTCGCGGTTCGCCTGGGCCATCTCAGTATCCGCGCTTCTTCTTCTGCTTCTTCTTCGCCTGAAGCGAGATCCGGCGGTGGACGGTCTCGGCCCCTGCGGTCCCACCCCGGTCAACGATCACGAGTTCTCCGCCGCCACCGCCGGGGGCGGTCGACGGGTCGCCCTTCGGATCCCCGGCATGGACGATCGAAGGGGTATAGCCCTTCTGGCCTTGGATCTTGGGCCTCGCCCCGGTCTTCGGCTTCTTAGCCATCGTCTTCCCCCTCGGGGGCCGGGCAGGCGGGGAGAAGGTCGCCTTGCCCGGCCCCTGGGGTGCGCTCCGTACCCTCGGGATCCGGAGCTAGCTGTTCTTCCCGTGCTTGGCGACCGCCGCTTCCCGGGAGTTCTTGTAGGGAAGCGGGGTCACCGAGTCGAAAAGAGTCTCCGGCACCGCTTCCGCGGTCTTCTTCTTCATCGGTCCCTGGCCGCCGCCGGTGCCGAGGGGAGTCTTACCGACCGAAGTTCGCTCCGCCATCAGTACTCACCTCCGTAGTTCGGTTTCCGGCCTCGGTGTCTCGGGCGGGGCTTCGGTGCCTCAACCGCTTCGGCGAGATGCCCCACCGTATCGCCCTCGATCTTCTCGTCCAAGTCGAACCCTGGACTGAAGTAGGCCCCGAGGACATCGATCATCTTGACCCGCCCGTCCCATCGCCGCTCGGGCCCGTGACCACCCACTCCCTGGTCCCGCGCCGAGCGCGGGATGTCGTGGTAGGCCTGGGGCGGGAAGGGCTTCCGCCGGACCTCTGGGTTCTTTCCCATGAGAATTAGCCCTGCGCGCCCGCGTAGTTCGAGACGCCCCAGAAGGAGCCGTGGGTCTTCTCGTTGATCGGGCACACGGTGAGTTCGCCGACGACCATGCCTCGGGTCGCGTCCCCCACAGCCGCGAGCGGCACATGGCGGATCGGCCGGAGGATCTTGTAACGGATGTTCGGGGTCTCGATGAACCACGCGCGCCCGATGCGGCTCGTGTGGCTGATGTCCGTGTTCGCCGCCTGCCGGACCCAGCGATCGAGGACGATGTTGATGATCCCGACATCGGAGTCGTACATGTCAACGGAGGCGATGAGCTTCTTCTCGGCCATGGTGATGTTCCGGCGGCTCGCCCCTTGGCCCGAGAAGCCGGAGATCTGACGCTTGGTCGCCGCCGAGACGTAGGCCGAGTCCGGGTTCCCACCCGTGTTGAAGATCTGCTCCAAGATCCCGTTGAAGCGATCCTCGGTCATCAAGGTCGCCGAGGCCGAGGCACCAGCGACACCCGCGTTCAAGCCCCACTCGCCCGTATTCGCGGGGTTGACGTTCGTCGTCACCATGTCCTCGAGGGTCTTCATGTGGCGCGCGGTGCCAGTCGTACCCTGGGCACACACCCCTGAGGCCCCGAAGGACTTGACCTCGATGTTCCGGACGACTTGCCTGAGCGACTTGTAGGCCTCGTAGCCGTAGGCGTCCTTGGCGCCGGCCATCAAGACTGCGCGCTGGGTGTTCGTGACCTTGAAGTCGTCGCGAAAGATCTGGCAGTAGTTGAACTTGCGAGAGGGGGCCGTGCGATCGGAGGGGTTAAAGTCCCCGCCTTCGGTGGCGCCCCCGGTTGAAGTGGCAGCGAGGGTGTCCTCGAGCCACTCGACGGTTACGTGGTTAGCGTCTTCCTTGGGGCTAGCGACGTAGAGCGGCGTTTCCCAGGGGTCGACGATGCCTATGAAGTCGGCAAGGTCCTCCCGGTTCGCCGAGCCAGCGCCGAAGCCGTAGAGATAGGTCGAGGGAGTGCCAGCCATAGTGAGCCCTCACGAGCCCCCGGTCTACTCGTCCGCGTCAGCCCATTTGATCTTCGAGAAGCTCGGGATGTACTTGATCCGCTCCCGGATGTAGCGGGTCGGATCCTTGGCCATCACGGCATCTTCGCGGAGCTTTTCGAGCCGGGCGGCAATTCGGTCCGCCGATTCCACCTGACCCGAATCGCGTCGCTCACGGCTTCCTCTCGGGGTGACGACTCGGCCCGTCTTGCGGGCTTCGCGCTTCATCTGGTTCACCTCCTCGGATTCCGCCTCAAGCTCGGCTTCGCCTCGTTGCCCTGTAGCCTCCCGGTACTTGAGGAGAGCGTATTCATGGGCACCAAGGGGGTCAGCTCTGAGCATCGACTCGTAGCGGGCCTGAGCCGTGGGGTTCTCATCCAGGTAGCGGAGGATCTCGCGCCGGGGGTACTCCCCGAACTCGGTCTCGAGCCGGCCCTGCGCCTCCCAGGTCCGAAGGAGCGGGTCCATCAGTTGGCGGACCTCGTGGGCCGCCGCCTGCGCCCCCTCTCTCCGGATGAGATCGACGATCACGGGCACGGCTTCCTCGGGCACGCCGCGTTCGGAGAGCGTTTGCCGGACCGCTTCGTTCGGGTCCGGGGCCTCACTGCGTTGGCGGGCCTCGAGGGCCTGGAGGAGGGCTCGCTCGCGCTCCTGCGCGTGGCGGTTCTCCTCGAAGAGCCTCCGGCCTTCCTTGGACGATTCCTTGTAGCGGGTCTCGAGTTCCCTGAACCGGCCCTCTAGGGTTTGGAGCCGCTCTTCGGGGTCGGGACCTTCGGGCTCGCCCTCTTGATCTTCCTCGGGCGGAGCTTGGGGCTCAGCTTCCTCTTCTGGAACTTCCTCGGCGGGGACTTTGGGGTCCTCGGGGTCCTCACCGTTCATTCTTCTCCTTCGGCGCTCGTTTCTGGGAGGAAGGGGCTACGGTGTCCGTAGCGGAGTTCGTGCTCCTCCGCCCGCTCAAGCGTCGCACCTCGCTGATCTTCCTCAGCCTTGAGTTGAAGTGCAAGCTCAAACTCCTCGATCTCTTTCCACGGCCAGGCGAGGACCCATTGGAGGCTCGCCGACTCGCCGAGGATCGAGCGGAGCTCGCCTTCGGAGAGGCTCCCCCGGCCCGCGAGTGCCTTGTAGGTGAGGCCCTCGAGACGGCGCTGGGCCTCGGGGGCGAGGACCTCCTCCCACCCTGGGGAGGCGAGCATCGCTCGGAGCGCGTCGATTCGGTGCGGGTCGTCCATGGCCTACCCGGGGGCGAGCGGCGGGAGTCCCGCCATACCCGCGGCGAGGCTCACGGGGGGCCCTGGGCCCTCGGGCCCCTGTCCGCCGCCGTTCCCGGTCGGGGACCCACCGAGCGGCGAAAGTCCTTGAGTCATCTGAAGTTGCGCCATTTGCCCGGGGGGTGGGTTGAGTAGCTCCTGTACATTATAGAGTTCATTGGCGAGGAACATCTCCCGGAAGAAGGCCGCCCAGTTGATGAGGGCCGCCCCCGCGGGGTGGGCCGAGAACATCTGGAAGAGCATCGAGAGCCGCTGGCTCCGTTCCTGCTTCCCCAAGGCCTGGGTCGCCCCCATCGCCCGGACGTCGTAGTCCCGGTAGAGGTCCCCCATCTCGACGACTGGGTTCTCCTGGATGGCCTGGCCGGTGACGGGGTCTAGGACCGCGTTCATCCCGAGGATCTTGAGTTCCTTCGGCACGGTGAGGAGTTGGCGGTTCAAGGCCCGGAAGATCTGGGCCAGGGGCTCAATCCACATCTCCTCGGCGAGCCTCGACTCGAGGAGGAGCCTCACCGAGACGTTCTCCTGGCGGCCCATGAACTCGCGGGCGGTGACCCGGGACCCGGCCCCCATCCCCATGACGACGTCTTCGATGATACCTGTCGACTGCTGCATCCACCGCCAGAGGTCCTGGATCTCCTGGTAGGCGTTCTGGACTCCCTGCATGTTGGGGACCAGGGCCTGGATCGCCTCGGGCGGGGGCACATCGGACTCGATCACCCCGCCAGGGCGGGTGCGGAGCTTCCGGCGGTCGATACCAGCGTTCCGGTTGGCGACGAACATGGGGTCGATGAAGAGGTCCAAGGCATCGAGCTTCTGGCAGGCGATCTTGTTGGCCGAGACCTGGAGCTTTTCAGAGACCTCGGCTTTGCCCGGGCCGAAGAACTGGTGGGGGTCCCGCATCGGGGAGTAGTGGAGGAAGGGTTTGCGGGCATGCCACCAGGGGTTCGGGCGGTTGCGGAGGAGGACGTTCCCGTTGGCGATCGTGATGACGCGCTGAGTGCCGCCGTCGTCGGGGATGAACTCCTGGGGGACGGTCCCCCACATATGGAGGATCTCGACTGGCTTTGAGTATTTCTCGCGCTTGGGGCTCGGGACGTCGTAGCCCGCCCGTATTGCCGGGCGGCGCTCGTAGAAGTCGCCCTGAGATTCCGAGAAGAGCCGCCCCAGTTCGAGCTTCTTCAGTCCCTTGCGGTCATAGATCTTCGCTTCGACGAGGACCCGGACGTCATCCAAGTCGGGCCACTCGCGATAGATGAACCAGGCCATATCGTGGATGTCATGGACGTTCGGCTGGGGGAAGGAGTCGAGGATATCGAGGACATCTAAGTCGGGGCCGTCGAAGGTGGTGACTGGCTCGACCCGCATCTTCTCCATGTAGCGGCCCGTGAGAGGAGCTGCGACCTGGTCCCGGCGCAGCAACATCTCCTCGTCGTAGCGCCACCCGTGGTGGAGGATCCCGGTGCCGTAGAGGTCGGAGGCGAGCGTGAAGTCATAGGCCTTCAGCAGGATCGCCGCGTCGCGCATCTGGGCCGAGAGGAGGAGTTCGTTCCTGCGGGCGATGGGTGCATCCTCGGGTCCGTAGCCGAACATGCCGACGTAGGGCCAGACGCCGAAGGCGGTATTCAGCTTCCGGGCGACGTCGGACTGCACGGTCGAGAAGACAAGCGGGATCGTGATGTAGTTCCGGTGGGCCTCGAACTCGCCTTTGAAGATCATCCGGTAGAGCTCGTACCAGCGGACGCACTTTCGGTGGTAGGAGAGGTGGGCCTGTTGGGAGTGCTTGAAGCGCGAGTTCACGAGGTCGAGGATGCCCTCGTCGGTCGCCGGTGCGGGATGGGTGAGCTCCGAGTACCGGGTCGCCATCAGCTTGGCGCCTCGCAGTCCCCAGGGTCGGGGACCTTCTCGCATTTGGCGAGGATGTAGATGACACCATCGGTTGAGGGATCGGAGATCCCAAGCGCGATCCGGTAGGCGCACTTGATGAGGTAGGGGGCATAGATCCGGCGGAAGGGGTGGCTTTCGAGGCGCGGCGGCCCGCCGTTTTCGTCTTTGACCTCCCGCACCGAGTAGTAGAAGAAGCTGTTCGGGTTCCAGAAGGAGACGTGGGTCGGGTCCTGGAAGGCGCCGCGGCCGTCGGTCGAGGGGACGAGGATATGGAAGATGCCGCCTACGCGGAGGACCCGCCAGGCTTCGTTCATTGTGTGGATCGGGTCTCGGAGGTGCTCGACCAGGTCGTTAGCTTGGATAAAGTCGACCGAGTCCGAGGCCCAGGGCCAGGGTCCCTCGAGATCGACAACACAGTCGATCCCGGGGAAGCGGAAGCGGTCGACGTTCACGAACCCGGGTTCGGGGTGCCGGTTCGCACCGAGGTTCAGCTTCAACTGGGTCTTGGGGGCCCGCGATTTGCCTTTCCGAGGGAGGAGGGCGCCGGTCGTCAAACTCTCGCGACACCTCGGTAGAAGTGGATCAAGGCTTCGGCTTTGAGTGTAGCTTCCTCGGGGCTCTCAGGAGGATCGGTCGTCAGGATCGAGGCCACGAACTCATGGGCTCCGAGGAGACAGCCGTCTGAAAAGCGGCGTTTGAAGTAGGGGATGCAGCAGAGCGGGGTCGCGTAGCCTCGGCGCCAGCCCGCTGGGGCAGGTTCCGGCGGCCCAAGGTCCTGGACGTAGAAGACATAGGGTGGATTCACGAGCTCCTGGGGCCGCACGGATTCAATCGAGAGAAGCCGCGCGCGGAGGAGTTCGGACGACACCTTGCGGGTGAACTGGCGGCTGAAAAGTTCCGAGATCTCGGCATAGGCGACGGCGGCCTCGAGTTCGGTCATCCGGTAGTTCGAGCCGAGGACGTCTTCGGAGTGGTTCTCGCCATGGTTACGGGCGAGGCGGAGTCGCTCGGCGAGCTTATCGCTTCGCGTCATCGCAACTCCACCCTCGCCACACTGGATCACCTTGTGCTGGTTCAACGAAAGCACCCCGATTGCGCCCGTGGTCCCTGCAAACTCGCTCTCCGAGTCGACGCACGCAGGCGCCTGGGCTGTGTCCTCGACGATCTCAAGCCACGGAAACTCGTTCCGGATCGGGTAGGTGTCGGCGACTTGGCCGAAGAGGTGAACCAAGACCAGAGCCGAGGGCCGGATCGGACTCTCGTCGGCGGAGCGGGAGAGCGCCTCTCGGATCGTCTCCATGGTCACGAGCCCGGTCGACTTCGAGACATCGACGAAGACAGGGGTGGCACCCAAGTGGGCGACGGCCGCAGCCGAGGCCGTCATCGTGAGGCCGGAGACGAGGACGCGGTCAGAGGGGCCTATCCCGAGTGCCCGCAGTGCCCCTTCGAGCGCTGTGGTCGCGCTTGAGTAGGAAACAGCATGGGGGACTCCAAACATGGCCCGAACTTCGGTCTCCAAGAGGTTGAGGAACTTTCCTCCGCGGGGGCGGCTGACCCGCATCCCGGAGAGGATTCCGGATTCGATGACTTCATCGAGGTACTTTCGCGAGAGGGCCTTCGTCTCTGGGCTCATCGGTGGTCTTTGAGCGTCGCCTCGATCGCCCGGATCGCGTCGTGCGGCGGGCATTGGGGCTCGGTCCCGTACTCGATCGCAGAGATCAAGTCCGAGATCGCCTTCCCCATCGTATTCTGGCGGATCCGGCCCCACAAGGGCACTGAGTCGGAAAAGAGGCCGGGCTCTCGGCCATCCGGGAGGACGCGGGGGCGGTCCTTATAGAGCCCGGCGAGGTGGTGGGCGTGGACATCGTTTCGCCACGGCCCCCCACCGTAACGGATGGTCTCGGGCCGAGGCATCCGGCGGACATCGAGATCCCAGGCCCGGGCGTGGTTCACCTGGACCGAGATCCCGAGTTCTTCCGAGCGCTCGGCGATCTCCCGGGCTCCCGCGACCGTCGTCGCGAGCGGCTTCTCGATGAAGAGGCCGAGGGGGGTGAAGAAGCCAAGGATCCGCCGGAAGACCTCGAGGTGGGTCTTCTCGGGGGTCGCAATCGAGATCAAGTGCGGGCACCATAAGGAGAGGAAGGAGAGATCGCTCGTGAGCCCGACTCCCGGTGGGATGGTCCCGGAGAGGCGGAGCCACTCGAGCCTCTCCTCTGAGGTATCGATGAGTCCCGCGAGTTCGGTCCGGGGGTGCTCCAAGTACCCCTGGGCGTGGTTTTGGGGCATCTCGACCCCGGCGAACCCGGCGCCCACGACTACGGCTCGATAGCGACCCATCTTGTCTCCTCCTCGACGAGCGTATCATAGGCATCCCGTGCCACCTCATCGGTGATCTTCCCCGTGAGCAGGTACTGGTCGAAGGGGCGCCGGGGGGCGTCGATCCCGGCTTCTTCTCCGAGCGGGATCATGGGCCGGTAGATGTCGGGGTGGAAGGCGTCGGCTGCGGCGTCGGCCCAGTCGTCGTGGGCCGAGACGCCGATCTCGAGCATCTGCCGGACCAGGTTATCGACTCCCGAGGCGCCGCGGACGAGCTTCATATGGCCCTCGGCCCAGTAGCCTGCGGCTTCGGTGATGCGCACATGCTTTCGGGTGCCTGAGCGTTGGAGCTGGATGAACTGGGGCATGTAGAGCCCGGCATCGGCGAAGCGGCTCCGGAGGTGGGTCTCCCAGAGCCCTTGTTTGCCCCCGAGTGCAATCTCGTCGGTCACGGCCCGGATCCGGCGGAGCTGCGAGCGGTAGCGCTGGACGATCGTGACGAGCTTGTGGCAGAACTCATCGATCTGCCACTCGTTCGAGCCGTGACCCTCGATGTAGTAGACGTCCCCGGTCCTGCCGCCGACGTCATGGCCGAAGACGAGGATCACGGACTCATCCCCCGCCGACTTCCGCTTCATGTCCTTGAAGGCGGTATCCAGGTGGATCGTATAGTGCATGTGGCGGGCGAGGTCTTTGCGGTCGATCCACATGAGATCAATCTGTTCAGCGGTAAGCGGCATATGTTTCCCCGTGCCCGGCGCGCACATCATCTGGGCGGCGAAATCCTGGGGCTTCTTCTTCTCGTAGAGATCGAGTTCCCGCTTGGTCCATGCCCGCGGCAGAATCGACTCCCCGCGTGCGTCCCGCGCTTGGAGGTAATATAGCACCCACTCGCCGTCGGGGGACGGTTCAGGGAAGGTCGGCGGGAGCTTCATGCCGTGGGCCTCGCGGATGCCGTCCGTTCGGAGCAGCATCGAGATCACGTCCGCGTTCGTGTAGGGCGTGCCGACGTAGAGGAAGAAGGAATCGGTGCGAAGTGCCGGGATCAAGGCGTTGGTGTGCTGGATTGAGAGCTGGATCCAGTTTCCGCGCTCCCGGATCTTCTCCTGTGAGATGGGGTCATCGAGGACGAGGAGGTCGGGATGGGAACCCGTGGTGCCGGTCTCGACGGACGCCGTGTCGAAGGAGGGTTCGGTGAGGGCCATCTGGCGGCGGAGCGCGTGGGTGAACTGAGCGTTCGTCCACAGGCGCGCCGGGTCGTGCCAGACGCCGTAGGTCTGGGCGAAGAGTGAGTACGGGTCTCCTCCCTCGAGCAACACCTTGATCGAACTCACGAACTCGACGGCCTTCTGGGCGGACTCGGAGTCGACAACGCAGGCGAGATCAGGGTCATGGAGGTGGAGCCAGAGGGGGAAGGCCTTGGTGACAATCACGGTCTTCCCGAAGCCGCGGGGGATGACGCACATGACTTTGGTGCGGCCCTGTTCCTGCTTTCGGCGGCGTTCGAGCCAGGCGAGGCCCTCGCGTTGGAGAAGTTCGGCGATGGGGCGGTGGACTTCTTCTGTGAGCCAGCGGCCGCGAGGGTTCCGTGCGACCCCGAAGGCGTACTTCAAGAAAAGCCAGAACGAATCGCGGCAGGCGATCGCCAGGGTCTCGCGTTCGATCTCAAGGTCCCAGCCCAGTGGATCGAGGCGCACTACTTCTTCTTACCGCGGACGGCACCGAGGAAGCCCTTCTGCTTCTTGGTGAGCTTGTGACCGCGAGTCTCGCCTTCCTCGAGCATCATACCGGCCTTATGGGGTGTGAGGCTTGTCGTCTCCGAAGGCAGGGCCCTCATTCGGGTCTTCGCTTTCTTCGCCATTCTGATTCTCCTCAATCGACAGCCGACCTCTGCACGTGGGCCCGCGCGTAGGCTTCCTCGAGCGCGGCTCCCTCGCTGCGGGTCGTAAACGCAATCCATTTGCCCGAGCCCTTCCATAGCGCCAGTCCCCAATCGACCGACCAGTCGACTTCAACAAAGGGCGCGAGCACGGTCGACTCATGTTCCAAGTAGAGCTGCTCCTCATGGTCGAGCGGATACCATTCGGGGTGTTCCAAGTAGATCGGCGGCGAAGGGGTGCGATCACCGTTGACGACCACTGGATGCGGAGCGATCATCTGACGAAGCATCGTCAGGAAGTCGCCGATCATCCGTTCCCAGCGATACCACTTGGAGCCGGGGAAGTCCTCGATCTTCGCTGCCTCGAGGCCCTCGGGTGTGCGATCGCCGAACATCCAATCCCGTGGCATCATCCAGAACTGATCGAGGAAGACTCCGGCCTCGGGCCCCGAGAGCTCCCGGATCTTTCGGGCGAGGTTCTTAAGTCGCATGCGTGTCCACAGGGACCAGTCCCAGAGGGCCCGCGCACCGTACTCCCATTGGCTCGGGAAGTAGGCTCCGAGCCCATCGGCGCGGCGGAGCGGGACGACGGAAGAGCGCACGTAGTCGAACCAGGGATCGTGCCAATCAGGGGCGGGCATGGTGAGCACATTGAAGTAGCGCAGGGACATCTTCCCGGCGTCTTGAAGCTCCCGCACCGTGTCCTCTTCGGTGCCGATGTGCCCGTAGACGAAGCCATCGAAGGTGTCGAGCTGAGGCCCGGTTCGCCGTCGGATCTGCTCCAGGTCTCGTACCTCGAAATGGCGGAGGATCTTGTCCATCACGGTACGCGGCTGACCAGCGAGACGGTGGCCGAGACCCCGGTCGCGGCGCTGCCGGCGGAGGTGATTCGGAGCCGGAAGAAGTCCGACACCGCGGGATAGACCTGGGCAGCGACCGCCGGCGTGCCCGCCGCCGGCAAGAGAGTCGGCGGGTCCACCGCAACCGCGTTGATCTCTTTGAGGGGGAACCAGACCACGGCCGTCGGGTCATTGGGGTCCGTGATCCCGTACTCGGGGTTGAGGGTGGCCGAAACCCCGGCGGCGGTGACGGTGTTGGCGCCCATGCTGGCGACGGTCGTCAAGAGGGCGACCGTTCTGTAATTGGCCGTGTTGACGCTGTCGGAGGTCGCTGACGCCGAGGCGCCGCCGTAGAATGTCTGCCGGGACAAGCTCGGCCGCAGGTCAACGACGCTCGCTCCAGCGTTAGATTGCGGGGTCGCCATGAGTATGTATCTCCTTTCGGAAGCTCTTCCAGAGGAGTCCCCTCACTCGCGGCCCCACACACTCAAGAAGCACTTGGAGCCTTTCCGCCTTCTCCATGTCGGTCCGCGGCACGGTCATCTGGGCGAGCTCCTGGGGGCGCCTACGGCTCCGGAGGTCATTGAGGGCCTTCACTGCCTGGACCTGGATCCCGGGGATCTCGGACTCGGCGAGCTTCGAGAGTACGCGCTCCATCTCCTCGTCGGTCAAGATCTTTCCCTGCTTCTCGCGTTCCTCCTCGCTTCGGAGCCGCACGTTCTCCTCGATCCTCTGGATCCCCTCCTCGGTGACCGTCTCCCAGTTGACGCCGCGGCCCCTCTCGCCGGCCTCAGCGCCGGCGATGTCGAGGAGGCGGCGGCGGGTGCGGACGATCGTCCCCATATCGGTGCCGGCGAGCCGATGGATCTCTGAAAGCGAGAGTCCCTCGCCGTGGGTTCGGAGGTGCTCGAGGAGGAGCCCCAGGGTGCGGATCTTCCGCATCTCTTTGGGGAGCTTGTTGGGGTCAGTCTTTCGGCCTGGGGGCCGGCCCCTCGCGCGAGGGGGTGGGGAGGGGTCGGAGGAGGCCGTGGGGGCGGGGGGGGGGGCG